CAGTTCACCAATCACCTCAGCATCACGTTCATCAAGGACGTGAACTACTGCCCCACCTGCGGAGAGAAACTATGAGCCCCGAAGAACTAAAGCCTAACGACCTAAAAACTAAAGTTGAGTGCACCCACACCTATTGGGGAACTGTGCCACACCCAATCAACAACTATGAAGTCTTGGAGTTCACCTACTGTCCCAAGTGTGGAGAGAAACTATGAGCGACTTTGACGATTTCGACGCTTTCGTCGAGAAGCACCAGATCAAAGACGATGAGCTGGGAGCAGCCTTTGCCGCGTGGCTGAGCGGTAAGGGCTGGGACGGCGACTTCGAGCAGGTCAAGTGACCGTCATCGCCGCTATCTCCACGCCTCAGGGCTCGGCCATAGGCTCCGACAGCCTCGCCGCCATAGGAGACCTCTGCGCACCCTCGGCCAGCCCGAAGATAGGCAAGTTCGGCAACGTCCTGCTGGGCTTCGCTGGCTCGTGGCGAGCCGGTCAGCAGTTCCTCGAGCACACCTCACGCCTCGCTAACCCCACCCTGCGGCAGATATTGGAGTGCGAGACCGCAGAAACGGACTGGAACCTTCTGATCGTTGAGGGCTCAAAAATTTACGAGGTGAGCGCCGACAAAGGCGTCGTGGAGGCTTTGAGCGTGGAAGGATACGCCTACAGCGCCATCGGATCCGGCGCGAGCGTTTGCCTCGGCGCACTGGGCTTCGCTGCGCCACGCCTAGACCGGGCATCGCTTCGACGAGCACTCATGGTCACCGCCGAGCACACCACCACGGTGGCCGGCCCGTTTCATACCATCGAATTGTCACCACATTAAAACCGAATAATTGCTTAGCGTTTGTGTTAGTCACCATTTCATGGGAGAATGAGAGCCTAGATTAGGCGCACTGCACCCAATCGAAGCGACAAGGGGAACCATGAACGTCGAGACAGTCGACATCGCAGATCTGACACCAGACCCGCGCAACGCACGCACGCATGACAAGCGCAACCTCGACGCCATCGCACACAGCCTGCGCGAGTTCGGCCAGCGCAAGCCAATCGTCGTGACGTTTGACGGAGTGGTCATTGCCGGCAACGGGACGCTCGAAGCGGCCAAGCAGCTCGGCTGGAAGCAGATTACCATCTCCCGAGCACCCGAGGAGTGGGACGAAGCCACGGTGCGCGCCTACGCCCTCGCTGACAACCAGACCGGCGCCCTCGCCTCATGGGACGACGCAATCCTTAAGGCAACGCTGGAGGAGTTGGCAATTGACGGCTGGGACATTACTGAGCTGGGATTTGACGCCCCGGTGGAGCCGGTCGATCCAATGCAGGGCGACCTTGACGAACTGCCCTCGGTCCCAAAAGAACCGACCAGCGAGCTCGGCGACATCTGGCTGCTCGGCCCGCACCGCCTGCTTGTTGGAGACGCCACGGACCGCGAGCACGTCCAGAAGTTGATGAACGGCAAGAAGGCCGACCTCGTCTGGACCGATCCGCCCTACAACGTCGCAATCAGCGGAGTGGCCGGCGAGATTATGAACGACGACATGGAAGATGGCGACTTTGTAGAATTCCTCCGCAAGGTCTACAAGAACTACATGGAAGCCATGAAGCCCGGCGCCGTGATTTACGTCAGCCACGCAGACAGCGAGCGCGTGAACTTCAGCCTTGAATTCCAAAACGCCGGCTTCAAAACAAGCGAAGTCATCATCTGGGTGAAAAACCATGCCACCTTCGGCCGCCAAGACTTCAACTGGAAGCACGAGCCAATCCTCTACGGCTGGAAAGAGGGAGAAGGCCACTACTTCTGCGGCGACTTCACCCGCACCACGGTTATCGACGACGACATGGACCTTGACAGCCTCGACCACGAGCAGCTCGTGGAATTGGTCCGCAAAATGAGCAACGAGGGCTCAACGGTAATCCGAGAAGACCGCCCCAGCCGGTCGGAACTGCACCCAACGATGAAGCCAATCGCACTGGTCGAGAAGATGATCGAGTGGAGCAGCCGGCCAAAGGAGATCGTGCTGGATTTCTTTATGGGCTCCGGGTCGACCATCATCGCGGCACACAAGGCCAACCGAATCGCCTACGGGCTCGAGCTTGATCCGCGCTACGCCGACGTAATCTGCGCCCGCTGGCAGAAGCTCACCGGCATCAAGCCCGTGCTGGAATCCACCGGCGAAGAATTTGATTTTAAGCCCTAACGCCTAACCTTCCTAACAAATGGCACGATACGAGCGAACCGAAGAACAAGCCCACATCGACACCGAGGCACTGCGCCTGCGGTCGCGTGGCTACACATACCAGCAAATCGCAGACCAGATGGACTGCTCCAAGCCAACGGCCTACGCCCGCGTCCAGCGAGCCCTCGCAGCAATCCCAGCGGAAGCGGTCGACGAGTACCGCCGGCTGGAAGGAGAGCGCCTCGACGGGCTGCTGGCCATTGCGACACACAAGGCATTCACGCAGAACTCGCTGCCGGCCATTGACCGATGCCTCGCCATCATGGACCGACGCGCCAAGCTGCTGGGACTTGACGCCCCGGTGAAGACCGAAGTGATTACGCTGGACTTTATCCAAGCGGAGATCGCACGGCTGGAAGCGTCACTAGGGGAGAACGATGAGCACGCTGAAGCAACAGAGGCTGACCGAGCTTAAACGGCTCGAAGCGCTCGAGCTCAAAGCCCGAGCCGCCAGTTCCGCACGCACCAAGCAAGCGATCGGCGACAGCGAGTACCGGCGCAAAGCCCGAGCCCAGCAGTTGCCGCCAGAAGGGGACTGGCGCATCTGGCTCATCATGGCGGGTCGCGGATTTGGCAAGACGTGGACCGGCAGCCGCTGGCTACTGGAGCAAGCGCTCATCAACGACGGAACCGAGTGGTTTATCGCCGCCCCAACCTTCGGAGCTCTAAAGCGCGTGTGCTTCGAAGGCCCCAGCGGAATCCTGCAGGCGCTCGACCCCGGCATGCGGCAGGGATACAACCGCAGCGACCTGATCCTCACGCTGACCAACGGCTCAAAGATTATCGGCCTGAGCGCGGAGAAGCCTGACGGCGCGCTGGGATTGAACCTCAGCGGCGGCTGGGCTGACGAGTTGGCCGCGTGGCCCTACGACGAGATGTGGACCCGAGGCATCAGCCCCGCGCTCCGCATTGGCGACCCGAAAGTGGTCATCACCACCACGCCTCGCCCGGTTCCCTTGATCAAGGAGTTCACGGCGCGAGACGACGGCTCGGTCGTAATCACCCGAGGCTCGACGTTCGACAACGCCGGCAACCTTTCACCGGCAGCGCTCCAAGAACTGCGCCAGCGCTACGAAGGCACCCGTCTGGGCCGGCAGGAGCTTTATGGCGAACTGCTGCTGGACACACCCGGCGCCCTTTGGCGAGCGACCGACATCGAGAGCACCCGCATCAGCTCAGACAAGCTGCCCGAGATGGTGCGCATCGTCGTGGCCATTGACCCCGCCGTCACAAGCGGCGAGACGAGCGACGAGACTGGAATAGTGATCGTCGGCAAGGGCATCGATGGACGCGGCTACGTTCTGGGCGACCGCAGCTGCCGCGACACCCCAAGCGGGTGGGCGCACCGAGCAGTGCAGGCTTTCGAGGACTTTAACGCCGACCGCATCGTGGCCGAGAAGAATCAAGGCGGCGACATGGTCGAGATGACTATCCGATCCGTGATGCCAAGCGCGCCCTACAAAGGCGTGAGCGCCCGCACCGGCAAGCGCCTGCGCGCGGAGCCACAGGCGGCCCTCTACGAGCAAGGACGGGTCTCGCACGTCGGGATGTTCGAGCAGCTCGAGGACCAGATGACCACGTGGCTCCCAGACAGCGGCACCAGCCCAGACCGGCTCGACGCACTGGTGCACGGGCTCGCCGAGCTCGGACTGGCAGCCGGAAGCAGCGCCGACCGCTTCTTCCAACAACTCGCACCCCCATGCGACACATGCGGCCTCCCGGTCGCACAAGGCAGCACGAACTGCCCGCACTGCGGCGCACGCAACGAAACACCAGACCTCACGCAGATCTACCCACGATAAGGACGACATGGCAATTCGGGACCGCTTCAGCCGCAAGGCACGAGACCAGAAGCTCGCAGAGACAGTCGCAGAGGCGGTTAAGGCCGGCCTCGCCGCAACCCCAATGGGAACGTCCAACTACAACCGAGCGACGCCGTCAGAGCCTTACAGCACGATTGCGGGACAAGGCATCGTCACGGGCATCGGCCAAGCAATCCCAATGGACCGCCCCGGCGTCGGCTACGAATCCGGTCAGCCCGGCTTCACCGGCTCGGGCTTCGGCGCCATGCTGGGACCAGCCGCCCCGTTGCTCCCCGCACCCATTGACGTGGTGCTGGACGACTCAGGCCGCGCGCTTCCCAGAAAATATGAATATCAGGTAGCTCAGAATTTAAACCTGACCCAGTCGGAAGTTCCCTTCGCGGTCTTGCGAAACTTGGCAGAGCAATGCGACGTGATCCACCGCGCAATCGAAATCCGAGTGGGCGACCTCGTCAAGCAGGACTGGTCGTTCGACTTGAGCGAGAACGCCATCGCCCAGATCATGCAGGACGATAACTGCAGCCACGCCAAAGCGTCACGAATTGGCCGAGAGCGCTACGGCGACGAGATCAACCGCCTCACCTCGTTCTGGAAGAACCCGTACGTCCAGAGCGACCGCAGCTGGAGCGAGTGGCTAACGGAAGCCATGTGGCAAATCATGGTCTTTGACCAGCTCTGCGTTTACCCGCGCTACAACTTGGGCGGCGCAATTATCGGCATGGACATCATCGACGCGCCGACGATTAAGATCCTTCTGGACAACCGCGGCGACGTGCCACACCCGCCATCACCGGCTTACCAGCAAATCCTCTGGGGTTTCGTTCGCGGAGAATTCACCGCCAGCCCAGACAGCGATGGCGACTTCTACAACACGCCCGGCAAGTACGGCGAATACAAGACCGACCAACTCTCGGTTTTCATTAAGAACCGCCGCAGCTGGAGCGCGTACGGCTTCAGCCCGGTGGAGGAGGCAATCCCAGCCGCCACGCTTTACCTCGACCGCCAAGCATGGATGCGGGCTGAATACCAGTTCGGAAGCATGCCGACCACGTTTATGAAGACCAACTCGATGGAGCTCACGCTGGAGAAGCTGAGCGCCTACGAGCGAATCCTGAACGACCGCCTCACCGGATCCACAGCCGAGCGCCACCGTATCAAGGTGCTCCCCGATGGCTTTGATCCAATCGCCATGCCCAGCGAGTCGGAGCGCTACAAATCGGACTACGACGAGTACATCATCAAGCGCATCGCGGCGTGCTTTGGCGTTGCCCCAAGCGCGCTCGGAGTGGTGGCACGCGCCGGCCTCGGAGGAGGCAAGGGCCACATGGAGGGCGAGCAGGAGTCGAGCGAAACCGTCTCCACTCGCCCGATGGAGAATTACATCACCGACGTGATCAACAGCCTCTGCCGCCGTTACCTCGACGCCGACCTGAACGTCACGTTCGTGCTGCAGGACCGCGCCAACGCCGAGACCATGAAAGACAAGGCGCAGGCACTACAGATCAGCCTGTTCTCCGGCCAAAAGACCCTCAACGACGTGCAGGGCGAACTCGG